TTTGGGTTTATCCCAATCAGTGAAGTCATCTGCATGAATATCTTTTGGATTTATTCCCCATCTTTTCATTGGAAGATTAAGAGCATTCATTTTTCGGTCGGTTGAAATCCAATATTGTGGTGTTGGATATGATAAGGCACAGGTTGATTTGCGAAGTCCCGGCTCACCCTTCATAAGAGTAAAAAGAATATCAACATCATACTGGTCTAATGTTTTCATCTAGACCCTCTTTTAAATCCTAAAAGATTTTTAGTTCCATAAGAAAATCGACCTAATCTTATCTGGTCATTTACATTTTCTTGTTGGGTTCCTACTTTAAGATGCTCTGGATTCCAACAATCATTGAATTTACATTCATCAGTATGACATGCAACCCAAGAACTATCCTTCAAATTGGCATTATGAAACAAATGACATATAAGGCGACCGATTCTTACAGTTCGTCCTTTATACCAGATACAACCATATCCTCTACCAGCCTTTTTGCCAGTAAATCTCCAACATTCTCCTTCATATATAGTTTTGGCTTTTATTCGTTTAACTACATCAGTAGTTTTACCAGGTCTAGACATTAGTCATTTCCATTCATATCATCAGATTGAATGTCCCAGGCTTCGCCCGTCATGAAATTATTTTTTAGTTCACTTTCCCTCATGCTTGGATTGGATTGACAGACATCAACAAACGCACAATTGCCGTATTTAGTTTCACAATGGCTAAAATTAGGTGGCCAATATCCAGATTCAGCATACATAAGAAGTAATTTTGCATAATAGGGTAGTATTTCACTTTGCCACTCGATTAAACGTTCTGCCGTATAGCTAATAGGGGGTCGAGTGAATTTCTCTTCAGCCTTTAGTGTCTTTTGGAATCCCACCTTATCAATGAACACATTTCTAGTTTTCATCAATAAACACTGACCAATAAACTGGTTATTAAGGGACAAAGTATCTCTTCTAGCTTTCATCGTTTTATGGTCTACTGGAAATATTCCTTGATTCGTGTCCATTACAAGGTCAATTTGGGCCTTCCACATAATTCGGACTTCATTATCTTCATATAATACTTCACCTTTTACAGTATCAACTTCAAGTGGAACCCAATGGTCATTACGATAAAACTCGGCGTATTGTTCACAAGTTGAAAGAACGTATTCCCAACCTACATTGTATCCCTCGCTTTTGGCTTGTGTATTCTTTAGGCCAGGATATTCATTTGGTTTATGATTACATTGTGGTTTACTTAATGTAACTTTCTGACCATCTTCTCGAATGATTTCTTGTGGAATAAAATCTGTGCAATGAGGACATCCTTTAATGTATAATTCAGCCGATGTCAATCCGAATCCAGTCGCGTCAGCACGTTTCACTCCATTTATTAAGGCGCGATAGAATGATTTCATGAATGCATGGACTATTGAACCACACTCTAATGAACTTGACTTACCACCTATGGATATAAAGTTATGATTGAATCTGAAGTCGGTGAGACGAGGACAGTTCATGATTGAACTGAATATTTGACTATCTAGAATTAAATTGGATTTACCTCCTAATGGCCTGTCAATTACTTCGGTTATAGGAATTTCATTTATTGTTCGTTCATCTGGATGTTCATTCATTTAATTAAATCCATTAATAAATTTAATTATTGATTCACGATTCAGAGTATGAGGCATTAATAATTGCATCATACATAATGAAATTAGTGCTTCATGATTTGTTTCAGGATGTTTTCTTAAATCACTTGCCATTGATGTAATAGCGTTTGTATAACCCTTCTGATTGTTGCCATAGAAATTTAATTCATCTATTGCACGTTTCTTACACCATTCAATGTGTTCTTTTCTAGTCATTTGTTTGACTCCATTTCAATAATTTTCTGAATGACATCATAAAATCCTTGTTCATATCCTTCCCAATAGTCTGCGACTACTGATGAATCTATCTCCTTTAATTTGTTTATTTCAACTAGAATCCATGCTTTTAATTCAATTAATCTAATATCTCTTGCTGTTGCACTTGTCCAATTTGAACGACGGTCATTACCTGAACGCCTTTCATTTTCAACCATGACTAGATTCAATGAAGTCCGGCCCATTATGGCCCATGAAATAGCGTCGTGTAATCAGTTCACATTCATTTTTCCTTCCAATTCTCAGTCTAATTATTCTCTCAGATTCAAATTGTTCCATTTCAAGTCTAGCCCAAAAATGTGGAGTAGAATTAATTTCCTGATGATGTTGAATCGCGAGGGCTATGTCTGGGTCCATTTTATTCCATCCATTTATTTATTAGATTAGTTACTACGATAGCTACTAACATCATTGTAATCAATATCCATCCAGGTGTAAATAACCAAATCATATATTCCTCGAATGACTCGATTTAATCGAATCACTGATTAATGAACCAGCCGAAATGATTGCAATTAATATCATTGATAGAATTCCTATCATTGGGCCAAACATTAATCCGATGATTATTCCGACTATGATTATAAACATTTTTTTAACTCATTTCATTTAACTGGTTATGGTCCATCATGAGCACCGGATGAGTCATGCCCTTTTCTCCTTTTTACTACGCTTTTCACGATGTTTATTCACAATCATTTCAGCTAATTTATGTGCTAATTCATCCTGACTCCAGCCTTTCACTTCGCCTTTATTCATTACTTCATGAAAGTTTCTACGTTTCTCTTCGACAATTATATCTAAATGTTGGTCAATAGTTCCTTCAGCTTCAGGGAATGTTATATTAATTACACTACTTACCTGCCCGATACGACGAAATCTGCCCGGCGCGGCCTGGTCCTCATTCTGTGGATTCCATTGTCTTTCATGCATGATACTATCTGCACAAGTCTGGAGGTCTAATCCTTCTCCGCAGGCTAGAGTCGAAGCTATGAGAATCGCGCGTGGTGAATTATTAAATGACTCTTGTGCTGTGAATCGAGATGAATCATCCATCTCTGCATTCAATTTTAATACTCTCGTTCCAGATTCTTTCAATTCATTCGCTAAGTCGAACCAGTCTGGATTCTTAGTCTTATCACATTCATTTAGACAATCGAATGTAATGACACCGACATCTTTATGATGAACGAATATAACCAATTTCTTATCAGGATAATCTTCTATAAATTCCTCTACAAAGCTCAGTGTAGCCGGAATTTTCGCGAGGCCCGTTATGTGCCTCAATCTTGCCATTCTTGCGAGTAATTCTATTCCATTTAACTGCTCTTCTACACCATCGATTATGGCCTGATTATACCATGCTACGAATTCACTTACCGAATCATCATAGGCTGATTGTTCTAATTCACTCAATTGTATTGACAATTTCATTCGATTGACTTCAGGGAATTCATCCATTACTTCATTGTATTCGCGACGGATGAGCATTCCATTTGTATATTCTTTGAACTTCTCTACATTCCTAATTCCACCCATCTTTCGTTTATTACCATGCCAATAGTAGTCAACCCATCTATCTAAATATCCTTGATGAGAATGAAATTTCACTGGGTCGAGTAAATTAAGTGCAGGAAAGAATTCTCCGCCTCTATTTTTCCATGGAGTGCCGGAAAGCTCTATTACTTTACAATTCTCACTCGCTCCTACTAGTTTCCTAACTTCCTGAGTCCTGGCTGAATCTGGATTCTTGATTTGTTGAACTTCATCCAATATGACACATTTGATTCTGAGTTTATGTAATTTCTCACGAGGAAATCGTCTGAGTAAATCGTAGGGAATGATGTAGAGTTTCAGGCCTGGCATTAAGTAATCACGAGAGGTTGATATGATTTGACTGATGTATTCAGGCCCGAGCCATCTAACTGCCTGTTTGAACCATTGGAATTTAATTGCACTCTTTGTGACGACCATTGTTGGAGTATATTCATTGTGATACTTTAGAATCGCGAGAGCCTGAACTGTATTATGAGTTACAACGAAATCCTCAATTAGATAGGATTTATCTGGACTATCAACTGAAATACATTGACATTCTTCTTGTCCAATTTTTTCTATAGAAAAAATTGCTCGCGTAGGCTTGTATTTCTTCTGTTTTGATATATTAGTCCATGATAATGCTTTTCTTTTAAGACTAAATGGACATTCTGGAATATTAACAACTATTCTATAGCATTTTTGTCCAATTAATATTTCATTTTTGTAAGTATATTTTGGTTCTTCCTTTATTGTTAATCTACAAATTCCACCTAATGATTGAACTAGAAATATTACATCATTGGCTAATTTTGATGAGATTGTTGTATATTCAACAACTTCATTATTCCATACAGAACCATCTGTATCCATCAATCCTCTAAGAACTGACCATCTTACATCAATTGAATTGAATTTATAATCTTCTGGAACAAATTTATTGTTAGCTCGTGTTCCAATTAATCCAAGTCCATTCAATTCATTTTTAATTTCTTTTGGCGCGCTTGATGTATCACCATTTCGTTTCCAACTTAGGTATTCATGTAATTCATTATCTGATTTTGTGAATGTTACATGAGTTTCACCAAAATAACCATCTCCCAATAATAGTCCAAGTGTATATGGGTCTATAGGAATTGTTACAGGAGCAAATTCAACTGGTTTGGTAATAGGAATATACCACTTGTTGTTCTGTTTACCAGATGAATTTTCCGATGTTTGGTATAAATCACCTTTCAGTTCTTTGACTGATTTGACTAGATTTGGTTGATTTCTGTATTTTCTAGTTGGAGTATTTACAATCCATAAATGTTCTTCACTACAAATTGCTTTTGTAAAATCACTGAATAGAATTCTGTATGTATCTAGTTTACCTTGTGGATAAATTCCGGTAATTGGATATGATTTACCATCTGATGAAATGACTAAATCTCCAAGATTCAAACTTTCCATTGACCGAAATCCAAATGGGGTCGCGATTAAGGCTTTTAAAGAAAGTGCTTTCCCAAGACCCATATCATCGAATATACCGAATCCTCTTTGAGACGCGAGGCCAATTTCTGTAGCCTTAGCACCAGTTACTTGGAAGGAATATAACTTGAATTCTCCACAATGATTACATTTATTTTTAGTCCATTCGTGTTTACACTGCTTAATTTCAGGCTTCCAATCATTCGATACCATACTTTCAAAAGGAGTCGCGCGAGGCAACACCTTTTTAATAATATGAAAGCATTCGAGTGTGATGAGTTTAATCGCATCACCATTCTTATCGACTGTTTCGATTGAGAACTTTTCTTTAGCTACTTTACCACATTCAGGGCATTTATCTTGTAGACGTGTTACTTTGTATGTAGGTGTGCGAATTACATTTGTTACAACTTCTTCTTTTACCTCATATTCTACTATGTGACCCGACCGAATTGCATCGATTATGTGTTCTGGTAATGACAGATGAGAACATGCATTCGTATTATCACAACCTATCTCGATAGCCTTATCACGCCACACTGAATCATGGCCGTGTCCCTGAGTCAAAGCATGGGCCACTTCATGTCGAATTGTATTGATTACGTCTAGATTGGAATGAATGTCGATATGATGTGCATTCAGGAATATGCATTTATCCTGATATGAACATAATCCTAGGAATGATTGATTAGGGTTTGATGTGAGGCGAACTTTCCAATCAGATAGATTATGTTTATTTAATTCAGTTCGAGTGAATTGAGACGCGATGATTCGGTCCATTATTTTCTCTTTATTTGGTCCATTACGGCCCAATTATTGAACAGATGATTTAGCTGCTTCAATACTCTGTCTTATAATTTTACTAGCCTCCTCTACACTACAATTTCTTTGGACAACGAATTGTTGGACAAACATGACACTGACACCTAATTCACTCGCAGCCTTTTTTAGTGCTGGCATGTCTAACTTCTGTTTCGCTGTAGATGGAGCCTTTACTCTCGTTATTTTAGGCGTGTCCGGTTGATATGTTATATCTGTTATCCTTAAATCTTCTCTTTCTTTTTGTCTTAGTTGATTAGCCAGGTTATTTAAATAGACTTGAATTGCCTTTTGTTGATTATTCAATTTGACTAGTTCATCATTCTTGTCGAATATGACTTGTTTATTATGTCTGAATTGTTCGATTAGTTCATTTGCTAGGTAATATGGCTTGTTTTCTATCGAATCATTTGAATCAATGGCCTTTTTTCGTTCAATGATTGCGATTGTATCGGCATTGAATAGGTCACTACTCACATGGATTGATTCATCTATTTCTTTTGCTTCAATTAAGGTCCGATTGAGTGATTCTAGTCTCGCTTCGTTCAATCTAGCCGCGACTACTTCAGGTTTGTTATTCGCTGTTTGTAGGTCTAATTCCTTCTGATAACATGACTGACACATTAGAATCGAACCATACATTAAATCGACTGGCCCAATTGAACTACATACTTCACACTCGGCCTTGTCCCCATGAACATCACTCGGTTTTCTACATTTAGCACAAGTAGTTCCATTATGTATTGATGGAATGAAATTATGATTCATTTTCTCACCATTGAATTATTGATTAGTTTTCTCTCGAATCATTCGATTAATCTCTGATGCTTCTAGTCCTTCATTCTTTGATTTACACAGAATACAAGTAGGCATTTCCTCTTCTAGATTATCTTCTCCCATTGGAAATGACCTTCCACAATCCCAACAGAGACTATATCTGCCGAGTAGAATATCCTGATTACCAGTGAAACATAAGTAAGCACATCCATCTAGTGAGCACCGCCACATATTAACGCGACGCCCATGTAGTTTGATGAATCTGTGAACGTGCTTAGTCCGTTCCGGCTGTTTTCTTCCCATTTATCAACCACTGCTTTCTACATTCAATCCAACATTGGAAACAAATTGGTTTACTTCTTATTGTGTTTTGTTCATCAAGAATAAATTCTTTATCACATATCCAACATAGACTAGATTTACCTATCAAAGCTATGGATGGCATATTTAACGGCCAAAAGTGAGTGCAGTCAGCGCAATGCCATACTCTATCCTCAAATCTGTAGTATCTATGGATATGTCCTTTAGGTTTTTGTCGGATTGGCGATGGTATTGTTGGCATAATATTATCTTCGCCTGAGCTTCACTTGGCCTAGGCCTTGCTTGTGTCCTGATTCGGTGACAACTCTCTTTCTCTGTAGGTCAATTTAGCACAGTCGAGGCCACTTGTCAAGTATGTAAAAGTTACATGTGTATTAAATACCCATCTAGTATGGCATGTTGATTGCATGTCACATCGAAGTAGTTATGGAATGATTTCATAATATTGTAAATAGAAAAAAATAAAAAAAAAAAGAACAAAAACCTACTTCCGTTAGGTCATATGCCAAACTACAACTGTAGTCAAAATGACACTCAAGGCGGTCTTTTTGCACCACTCAGAGGGAGAGTTGTGGCAAATAGTGGACAGGTCAATGACCCTAATGTAAAGAAATCCTTATAAAATATTGTATAAAAGTATAGCCTAACACAATATAAATCATGTTAGGCTATACTCTTTCGATTAGACAGATTGCGTAGAAGCTGCTAACAGGGCATCAATCTGTTTACGAGCAGTATCCTCAGGAATTCCCATACGAATGTAATCCCGCACCATACGTTCCTTAATATCTTCAGGAGCTACTTCGGATGGACGATATGGAAGTAGTGCGGCCTGATATGCATTGGAACGTGCATTAGCCTTGAGTGAGTCATTGACCAATGCAACGATACTCCATTTCTTTTCTGTGATGACTTGCATGGCCTCATCGACATCATCAACGAGTTTGTAGTCGAAAGTCTTTTCGATTTTTTCTCCTGCCTGGGGATGTGACTCTGGAATGGCAAACGTGAATTTTCCGGTTTTGGTTTGCATGATTTACTTTTCCTTTACTGAAGGTCGGGTCATTCCGACTAGAGAGAGTCTATCACATCGAAGGACCGAAGTCAACTACTTTTTTCGACACTTTTCGAGATTTTGAGTCGCGATGTGACGCTGCCGTTCAGGATTATTAAAGCTGCGTTTGTTCACTGCAACAAAATTACCAGTCTTACATAGTGAACAATCACAGGACTGAACTATCCATCGCGAATGTGGTTCTGAACCTGTATATTGCCCTGTCAAGCGTAGAAAATCTGAAGTTAATCTAACGTGCGTTCCAATATTGAATCGTTTCATTTTCCAACTCCAATCTTTTCATTCTCGAAGTTACGGCGACGGACGATGAAACTTCCTGGAATACAGAGAACGTATGTAGCCTCGACACTTGTGTAGTAACCGTTAACATACTGAAATATGTCAGCGAATTCTACGGGCACAGCTATGATGTATTCAGGATTCATAGCTCGGTCCAGAACTTCGACGTGAATGAATTTGTTAGTCATTTGTTTACCATCCAATCGCGATACTGTAAGAGACACCGATTACAATTGTTAACATCGCGATTCCGATTATTGCCGTGATTAGTGCGACTGTCCACGTGTTAATCATGTTTCATCTCCATGTAGAGAGTATAGCATAGTCCAGGCTCGATACAACATAAATCGACAGTCGCACAAAATAATATTATAGGCATAATTCATGCCGGCACTGATTATGCCCGAAGTTCCGAGTGTTCAATTTTGACACATAATTTCCCTTGACATTCTCATAATGAGACATCCTGACGCGCGTTGTTCCATTATAGGACAAGTCAAGTATTATTATCATAAAGATAACATTTTATTTTCATAAATGTCACAATTATTTCACACAAATTTCACATATTTGTCACACAATTATCACTTGACATGTCTCATAATGATACACCTGGATACCCCTCTTGAGATGGTTCCATCCTTGGTGAACTGGCGGGCGAGATTGAAATGAAGTTTGTGTGAGCAAATCTGTATAAGCAAAAATATCACGAGGAATAAAATAAAAGAGACTACTTATTTAAGAACCTAATTTTAGTAGGAATAAAATAATATTATCCATATAGTTGACCTTGACATCAGAACCGAAGTATGATACAGTCCGTCTGGTTTGTCAAGTATCGAATAGTCGAGCTAGATAATATTATTGTATTAACATGTAATCGAGAATATTCATGTTAGGAATTGTTTCTGACAAGGATTTTGAACTCGAATTAAATCGGTCGAATAAGACCTCGCGCGTCAATTCAATTCCTTCAATTTCATCCAATACAACGTGCCCCGAAGGGGCGGATGAGAACAGTCATTTAACTGAAGATAATGAAGAGAGTTTATGTGGAAAGATAGTCGAAATAAATAAACCTGGCCGTAGGCCCGGTGATAATAATGTTCCTGATTCACTAAGAAAAGTCATAGGAGCCACAGCTATTGAATCAGGTCGAGAGGCCGCATTAAACATCGCGAATCAATTTGGAATTTCAAAACAATCAGTTTCAGCGTATTCACACGGCTCAACATCAACTACATCATATAACGAGCCTAGTCCTACCTTAAGTAATCATGTAAATAATGCTCGGGAGAGAGTCATTAAAAAGGCTCGTGGTAAATTAATTCTTTCTCTTAATTCATTGAGTCAAGACAAGATAGAAGGTGCGAAAGCACGAGATATAGCTTCGATAGCCAAAGATATGAGCGCGGTAATAAAAAATATGGAGGACAAGTCTATCATGTCAGTTCATGAGGGACCAAAATTCATATTCTATTCGCCTCAATTTAAAGATGAAAGAAGTTTTGATATAATTAATGTGAAGGAATAATTGGGCCGGGCCGTATTCATTCAATTCAGTGCTCATCATGTATTTTGATTCAATGAATTCAGGATAGAAAGGAGAGTGTGAATGATTTAATTAAATTCATTAGTTGAATTGAGCCTGAACTCACTCATTCGTGGTCATGTAGAGTCTATTTTTCAAATCAAACCAATGGGGCCAAATAGACTCTACTTCTTTTAATTGAATTGAATTGAATTGAGTTGAATGAATCAAGACATCAACATGGGCCGTAATTCATTAATTCGATTCAGTGAATTGAATAAAATGAATGGACCAACCAGAATTCATTAAATGGCTCATCACACTAGGAGTAGGAGGCGTCCTCGCCGGATTCATGTTTGTATTCTATCGAAAAGACATCAAACAATATACTGAATTATGGAAAATCACGGCCGACCAACTCATGTCAATAGTCAAAGAGAATACAGCATCAAACACTAAACTTATTGGATTGATTGAATCAGCTGAAAGAAATACACTCAGAAAGACTGATATAGACCTAATGATTGAGAGAAAGATTATAGAAAGAAATCTTATTGTTAGAAGAGATGAACCAGTCCAACATGGGCCGTAATCAATTCATTAGATGGATGAAAATGAAAAATTAATATGGAATATAAAGTTAGTTGGAAGTAGTAGAGGTATATCGAGTTTGTTAGAAAAGAATCCAAATATTCCTAATGCAATAAAATATGGAATAGATATAATGCTTAGTTCATTTGAAGTAGATGAGGAAGTAGAAATAGAAGCTAATGGAACTCTTCGATATGGTGAGTTAGATTTGAGTATTAAATTACATAGACCATCTGCTATGAAATGATTTAATCGATACATCGCGCGTCGATTCAGTGCTCATTATGGGTCGTAATCGATGGAATGAAAGACCACAAAAGGTCTTTCCTTTTGCGAGGTCAACATGAATTTTGATTTATTTGATAACAATGAATTAGACATCGCGCTTCAATTAAATAGAGAATAAGATGGCAACAACATCAACTCCAACATACACTCCTAATACAGCCGGAAATATCAGCGCATCAGCATCATTAGCAGGTGGAGCTACAGCCAATGACAATTATGATGGTTCAACAGTATTTGAAACGCGAGTTCATGTAAAGAATACTCCAGGTGGAACAGTCGCGGCAACTAAAGGTGTGAGAGTTGATGTATATGATAATTATGGAACGACTCCAACTTTAGGTCAAACTCCATTCCTTTCCTATACACTTCCATCTACTACAGCATCCACAGCAGAATCGATTCGTTTTGTATTACCATGTGGAAAGTATAATATTAAACGAACCAATCTCGATGCTACAAATGCCGTGACTACTGAGATTACTGGTGATGTGATTGCATCGATTGTTTCGGTTTAAACAGTGCTCATGATGGGTTGTATTCGATAGATTAGTTTAGTCCAATGTATCTTTTAAGTCATGGTTCAATGAAGCCACCTTTGGGGGCAAGAATAAATCCATCACATCCATTTAGTCAGAGTCTTTTATTAGCAGTATTATTTAATGAAGGCTTCGGGCCTGCCCTAATTACTAGTGGTTCATCAGTATTACCAGTTCAAGTGGCGTCAGCCACAGGTAGCCCTGCATGGAAATCTAACCTCCATGGAATAGGACTTAATTTTCCTACAGTAAATGATTATATCACAATAACAGATGGAACCTTTTCATTTCTTCCATCTAAGAATGTAACAATAGCTGTAATTAGACTTAAGATAGATTCAACAAATAGGGGAGTTGGATTCTTTGGGACCACCGCGACTACAGCAAGTCGATGTGGCGCGCATTGCCCTTATAATGATGGTATTGTATATTGGGATTTTGGTGGGACTAGTTCACCTAATCGATTGACAGTGAGTGGATTATCATTTTCAACTACAATTCCAGAAAAATGGATATTCACAGCCGGAGACAAAGGAAGTTCAATTTGGCAAAATGGAGTAAAAGTTGCATCTCAATCGACTGGAATCAGTAGAACAGTCGCGAATGATAATTTGACTCTTAATGTAGGTAATGGAGTCAACGGCTCTGATATTCAGGACATCAATTACTTCGCTATCTATTCAACTCAATGGTCTGACGCGCTTTGCGCTTATTGGAGTGCTTCGCCTTATGAACATTTGTATTCTCCAATGATGAAAAGTTATTTCTTTCTTAGTCCCAGTCCTACTGGATTTGTTCCAGCAGTAAATACTCAGACTTGGCCTCCTGGTGATATTACTTTACCTATTCATCAATTTGAACGTATTTAATTCAGTGCTCATAATGGGCTGTATTCGATAGATTGGATTAAATTATGACTATAATGCAAATTGGATTTCCAGAGAAATTACTTGACACACTAACCTCTACGGCCGATACAACAGGTTCAGTTTTTGCACTTCCATCTAATTGGCCAAGTAAAGGTAGGCCATTAGTATGGCAATCAGTCATTGATGGGACTGCGTCGGCAATAGATTTACAATTATTAGGCGCGATAAATGATTCCAATTATGCCCTACTCGATGAAGCGACATTAGCAGCAGGAGAAATGAGACATATTCAGCCAATTAATGTTCGATTCATTAAGGTTAGACAGGTATCGAGAACTGGTGGGACTTCGGTCACTGTAACTGTGAATATTTGATTAAGTCAGTGCTAATCATTCGATAAATTCAGTGCTCATAATGGGCCTTATCGAGATAAAATGAAGAAACTATTCATCATTTCATTGACAGCAGGAATATTAGTCGGTAGTATAGTAAGAGGACAACAGACTAATACTTTCTTGAATGGTGTGATAAGAAGTGGAACTAATGTCACCGGAACCTGTCAGAGTGGAGGCTTATATATTCATCGCACTTCTGGTGCCCTATACAATTGTCCTTCATCAACTCATGTTTGGACTCTACTCGGTTCAGGTGGTGGAAGTAGTGGAGTTAGTGATACATTCTGTGTCGATACAGCTAATGATGATACATGTTTTCAGAGAGGCTCATCATCAGGATTTATTCGACTGTATAGTGTAGATAATTCTGCATCAAATACCTTTGCCATTAAAAATGGTAGTTCAGCCGAATTTGGTGCAATAGGTTGGTCAGGAAATACTTTCGTTATAGGCACTCAGGGTGGAGTCAATTCAGGAACCGCGCGTGATACAGTGATTGGCTCCGCTGCTGGTTCTAATGGTGTCTATTTAGCTACAGAGGCTACAAGTAGATGGCAAATTTCATCAACAGGTCACTTTTTACCATTTGTCAATAATACATATGACATAGGAAGTTCATCCAAATTAATTCGTGTTCTATATGGAAGTGATTTTCAAAATGGAACTGGTTCTATTGTAGTTGCTGGAGGCAATTGCACAAATCAGGCTGTCACTTCAATAGCTGCGAGAACTGGTGTGCCTACATGCACTACACTCACATCAGCTTATACATCAGGACTTGCCACAACAGCAGGAGACTTATCTCAATTCGCTTCAACGACATCCGCTCAATTGGCTGGAGTTATATCTAATGAAACAGGTTCAGGTGCATTAGTATTTGGAACTTCACCATCTCTCACTACACCAAGTCTAGGCGTAGCTACAGCTACCTCAATTAATGGATTAACTATAACTACAACAACAGGAACATTTACTCTAGCGAATGCAAAGACTTTTGTCGTCAATAATGGATTAACTCTGAGTGGAACTGATGGAACGACAATGACTTTTCCATCAACTTCCGCTACGATAGCACGAACTGACGCTGCTAATACATTTACAGGCGTTCAAACAATGACTTCGCCTGTTCTCACTACACCATCATTAGGGGTGGCTACTGCCACGAGTATAAATGGAAATACATTCACTACTGGAACCTACACACTAACTGGTGCGGCTGGTAAAACATTAACATTTAATAATAGTCTCACATTAGCAGGAACCGATTCGACGACGATGACGTTTCCCTCGACCTCTGCGACGATTGCGCGGACGGATGCGGCGAATACGTTTACTGGAAATCAAACGATTACTGAAGTAGCTGGTGGTAGTGGATTAATCATTACAGGCGCGACCCAGACGACGAGTCAACCAGCACTGAATATTACGCAGACGTGGAATGCGAGTGGAACAACATTCACATTTTTAAAGGGAAATGTCACAAATACAGCAAGTGCGAGCGGCTCAATATTGGTAGATTTACAAGTCGGAGGAACCAGCAGATTTTCATTCTTAGTAGGCAGCACTAGTGTTTTCTCCATTGATGGAACAGCAGCTTCTAATAATGCCTACGCTTTAAAGTATGGTTCAAGTGGAGTAGCTACAGTTGGTAGTTATGGCGGAACTTCTGAATTTGCGGTTAGTGGTTTATTGGCTTTTCAAAATGGAACTAACAGCACACCTGATGCTGTTCTAGCAAGAAGCGCGGCCGGACAAATTGACGTTGGTTCAACGGCTGATTGTTCAACAGCTTCGCGATGCAGAGACCTTCGTCTCAGACACTTAATAGGAGGCGGCACCGCCCCTACTGTTGCTTCAACAACATCAAATTCCTGTGGCACTACATCACCAACAATAGCCGGAACCGATTCAGCCGGAAAGATTACAGTAGGCGCGACAAGTGGAACATCATGCACGATTACTTTCGGGACTGCATATAGTAACGCTCCGAGTTGTTGGGGAAATGATGAAACAACTGCGGGTGGAGTAACTAAGATAATTTCTACTACAACTACAGTAATTTTATCTGGAACGTTTCTTGCTTCAGATGTTATTAATTATGGATGTATTGGATACTAATGAATAAGGATTATTGGAGATATTTAATTGCATTGTGTCTAGGGATTGTGGGAATGATGTTATATTTGAGTAGTTACCATTTATGGCTCGACCATAAATTTGTCGATGCTATTCGAGACCAAATTCAATCACAGCAGAGTCAAAAGAAATGAAACGTAAGGACTTACTACTAATCAGTTCTGCTATTGCATCAGGTCTATTATCAGCTACTACTAAGAGTAATAATCCTCTCTTCAGTAACCTCGCGCTTGTATTTTCTGGAATATCAGCATTCCTAGCTACAGCCCCTAGAATGAATCATCAGTCTAGAATGGAGGATTTAATTAACAAGAAAATGACTGAGAAAGAAAAAGAGAACTTCAGAAATACATTGAATGCTCAATCAGCCAAAATTCCAGATGAAGATGTATTAAAGAAATCAAATCATTAAATAAATGAACATATTGGATTTATGTAATGAATTACATCAAGTTTCATTAAGTCTAAATCGACTCTTAACTAAATCCGAAGATTCACTCGATAAATGGGAATCAGTAGTTGAAATGAATAAACAATTTGAACTAGAAATGATTGAACTTAAAATTAAGTCATCAAGAATTAAGGAATTAATTCATAAGAAGATTCTCGACTCTGGATTAGAACCTCGCACTTCAGAAAGACGAAATTTCTTAATTTCGGATAGACGAACGCGATGATTCATTCAATTCATTCAAAATGATTCATTTCATAACAAGTCATTCAGGACTTATTTCAGGTATCATTATACTAGGTCTATTCATTTGGTTATCTTTTGTTTTTAGTAGTAACAAACCATGACTGAAGGAAGAGGAACTAATTTATTTTCATCTGAAGCATTACAGAAAGTATTTGAGGATACAGTTTTACCAGAATTAGATGAATCACATCATCTTGTCGGAGTTGGAACTGTTAGGTCTGATGGAGTAAAGGCTGCAATTATATATCATAGACCAGTAACAGTTATTGGATTGAAAGGTGAATGGTCAGTTGAAGCGGCCTTTTTATATAATTGGACTGGTGAACGCGATGCTGAGGCTAAAATTCTTTTCAAGTTATGATTAGGAATGGAATTTCATTTCTTTCATCATCATGATAATGCACGATTAGATAAAATCATTTCGTTACTTCAGTTGATACTAAGCAAGGAGAGTAGACAGATGGCTACATTAAATGATTTGAAAGTGCAAGTTACTGAGAATACAGATGTAGAACAATCAGCCTTGTTATTGTTGAATCAATTACATCAAATGTTAATTGACGCGAGAGTATCAAATGACCCTGCACAATTTGATGCAGTGATTAATCAATTAGGTGCATCAAAGGAAGCATTAGCAGCAGCTATTAAGGCGAATACTGTTTAATTTCATTTCATTAAATTCATTCAGTGGATGGAATGAATGAGCTTCGATAAATCATTTTGGCGACCCAACAAGAAACAGGAACAGTTCCTCGCGCTTCCGACAACTATTAAAGAGGCTATATACGCAGGCGGGGCTGGGTCTGGGAAATCTGACGTATTACTTGTATATGGAATAGTCCATCGATGGCATGAAAACTCGATGTTCAAACAGGTATTTCTACGTCGAACATTTCCAGAACTTCGTAATGAAGTCATGCCTCGCAGTCGAGAGATATATCCGAAGTTCGGTGCAACATTCAATAAGACAGATATGATATGGACATTCCCTAGACTTGACCAATTTGGTGCAAGAGAGATTTCAACTAACTCAGGCGCGATGATATTTTTGGGTCATTGTGAAACAGAGAATGATGTCCATCAATATGATACGATGGAAATATCTTTATTCACTCCAGATGAAATTACTCTCTTAACAGAATATATATACTTATACATCGCATTTGAACGCAATCGTGCCCCTAAAGGTAGTGGCCTCCCATCTATAGTTCGTGGAGCTGGAATGCCTGGAGGTATTGGACATACATTTGTAAAGAAACGATTTGTAGACCCATTTCCTGAAGGTGGCAAGATAATCATAGGTCGTGGAAATAATAAGAGGATTTATATTCATGCTACTCTAGCTGATAATGAAGAACATATCGACCCAACATATAGTCAATCATTAGATGCGAGGCCAGAAGCGGAGCGTAAGGCAAAGAAGTATGGAGATTGGAATGCCTATCAAGGTCAAGTCTTTGATGAATTTAGAGATAGACAGTATCCAGATGAACCACCAAATGCTTTACATGTGATTCCACCATTCTCAATTCCTGAGTGGTGGCCGAAATTCATTGTCGGAGATTGGGGATTCGCGGCAATGACGTATGTTGGATTCTATGCGGTTTCACCTCAGAAAAGACTTTTCCTTTATAGAGAATTATATTGGCTGAAAACAAAGATTGAAGAATGGGCACCTGTCATTAAAGACTTCGTAGAAAAAGAGAATCCTAGAGTGATTAAGTTCTGTAAATCAGCAGGACAAGAAAGAGGACAAGAACATACGATTCAACAACAAATTGAATCGGCCTTGGGGAGAAACATAGAATTATCGAATAACTCTCCTGGTTCTAGAGTAGCTGGGAAGATGTTAATTCATGAATATTTACGTTGGCGGACTAAACCAGTCGTATCTCAATCTGAGCAGTTAGTGTATAATGATGAATATGCTAGTTGGTTACTTCGTAATAGAGGTTTAGAAGAGTATAAGTCCTACATAGACCAATTTAATCCTCCAGAACCAGAAGATAACATTCCAAAGCTACAGATATTTAGATGCGAAGCATCAGTCCATGAAGGTCATCCAAACTGTTGTCCTGTGATGATTGAATCGATTAAATCCTGTTCATATGATAAAAAACCGACATCAGGTAAACCAGTTGAGGATGTGGCCGAATTCGAGGGTGACGACCCTTATGATGATTTGCGTTATGCGGTTGATTCTGCTGAAAGATACTTTATGGAATCGAAGAATGAATTTGAAAGAATTCAAAAACAAGAGGAATTGACACGGAAGTTAACTGAGACTAATGATTGGACCGCATTTTACCGCAACGCACGAGGGATTGAATCCTCAGTGAATAAAATTCAGATGGTTAAGAGATTTCATAGGACTCATTGATTCATGTGGAAATTTATTCATCATTGGTTAAATCCTCATTGTATTGAATGTCAAGAAAATAATGAACGTGCTAGATGGTGTGAGTCATGTGAAACACTAAAACAACAATTGGCCATTGTGAATCATAATAATGAATTACTGATGAATAGACTATTAGAAAAACCTGAAAAAGAATTGGATAAACCACCAGTTGAAATAACACGTCCTAGGACATTATCATGGAATATTAGAAAACAAATGTTAGAACAAGAGGATAGAGAAAAGGCCCGATTAATGCGCGAGGCACCTAGTATTAATGAATTAGAGAAAGAATTAGGTGTATCCAGAGAATGAGTCAAAGTCAAAGACAACCTTGGTTAAGATTTCAATTAACAAAGTATATGCCTTGGTTATTTGTAAAATGTCTTGGTGGTAATTTACATTATCGGTGGCGATTAGATAGTGAAATATGTTATTGTATGAGTGGCACAAATGGATTTGGGCCATTATCATTACGTCAATCTGTAGAATATCGAAAGAAAGGCCAATATTGGCCCGATGGAGTTTTATATGGCAATAGATACCAGTCCAAGTTGGATACAAAAGGCTAGAAATAAAATGGAACAAAAGGGAACTATCGGTGCATTTGGAAAAGCAACATCATCAAAAATTTCAAATGCGAAGAAAAAAGGTGGATTACAAAAGAAAAGGGCTGTATTCGCTGAAAATATGAAGAGAATTTCTCAAAATAGGTGATTTATGCCATACGACCAAGTAATGTCGAAGTTTAAAAACAATAGCTTGCGTTCTGGTGAGGGACCATTAGTTAAGAATAGGAAACAAGCTATTGCAATTATGCTAAGTGAAAAGAGAAAAGCTCAGGGTGGAAATCCTGAGTATCAATCATCAGGAGTAGATACTGGGCCATCGCGCTTCTTCAAAAAAAGATTTGGTATGAAATGAGGTAAAATCATGCCTTTAGATACAGCACCTAGGCCAGGATTTTTTAGTAAGTTTGGTCAAGGACTATCGAATTATGGTCAACAAGGAGTAGGAAATCAAATGATGGGTGGTAATTATGGTCAACTAGGAAATGCATTGCATAATTACTTGAATAGACGTAGGCAAACTCCTCAGATGGGTTCATCAGTAGGACAAGGAATGAATCCATCTGGATATGGAATGCCATCACCAGGAATGGGTGGAATGGGTGGTATGTTAGGAAATCCATCTGGAATGGGAACCCCATCATTCATGTCAGGTAATACTGGTTCAGTAGGTTTACCTCCTCCAAATTTAGGTCCAGCAGGAGGAATGATTAGTAGTCCTGATATGAATACTGGAATTAGTCAGTTGTGGCAAAGATATAGACAGCAGCCTGGAATGATGACTTAATTTTATGAGTTATTTATCAGAAAGAGGTAGAACTAGAGTCCATGTAAATTACATGGAAACTCGTTTAATTGATGGAACAATTATAGAAAGGAAATGCACAGAATGTAATCAATTCAAGAAATTATCAGAATTTTATCTCAATCTTAGATGCTATTTAGGAACTACTTCTAAATGTAAAGAATGTTTAGTAGAAAAACAAATTAAGAATAGATTGAAAAAATATGATTTAAATAGAGAAACATTTGAAGAAATAACTAATAAGGGTTGTATAATTTGTGGAAGAAAAAATGTGAATTTTCATATAGACCATGACCATGAAAGTGGTAAATTTCGTGGAATATTATGTGAAAGTTGTAATAAAGGATTGGGAAGTTTTAGAGATAATCCAAATTTGTTATTAAAGGCAGCTGCATATTTAGAGGAATTCAATCGAAGAAAAGAACTAGAAGTAAGTCCAAATGAAGGTAGATGAGGAAGTCCAACGTTTATTAGTTGAGTGTGTAGAACATTTCGATAAAGAAGATACAAGTGTCCGTGAACGACAAATTAGAACTTGGAGACGATTAAAATTATTTTGGGAGGGATTTCAGAAAACATGGTATAGTGAAGTAGCACATGATTGGCGTATCGATACCGATACTGATTCAGATTCTGAACAGTCATATTATGACAAGCCAGTTAATGTGTTTCGGGCTTATTTGGAATCAATTATAGCCGCATTATCAGTTACAGTTCCTCCAATTAAATGTTTTCCTGATGATGCAGATAATACACTTGATTTATCCACCGCGCGTGCTGGAGACAAGATTTCACAAATAATTTATCGACATAATGATGTTCCATTACTTTGGCTCCATGCATTATTCATTTATTGCACCGAAGGTATGGTGGCGTGTTATTCATATCCTAAGGAAGATGAAGAATATGGAACCTATACTCAGAAGAAATATGAAGAATCTGAAGAGACTCAACAGAGTGTGAAGTGTCCGAGTTGTGGATTTACATTAAATGAAACGACTAATCCTGATGAATTTCTTCCTGATGAATTAACTCAATCAAATAATTCAACTAATGAATCGAATCAATCAGAACAGAATGGACAAGAATTATGTCCTGCCTGCGGCCAGATGATGACTCCATCAGTTCAACAAGAAACTCTTACTGTCACTCGATTAGTAGGTGAGACTACACTTCCGAAATCTCGTGTCTGTCTTGAAGCATATGGAGGTCTTTACATAAAAGTCGCGAATTATGCAAAGAAACAACAGGACACACCATATTTAGGATTTAGTTACGAAACTCATTATGCGAATGCGATTGAACGATTCAATCATTTACACTCTAAAAAAGATAAGTTATTCAAGGGTAAAATCTCTACATCAACTGGACCAAAGGACCCATACGAGCAATATGGAAGATTATCTAATCAATATCAAGGTGAATATCCCACAAATAATGTCACTATAAGGAATTTTTGGCTTCGACCGTCATCATTTAATATACTTGATGAAGATGAAACCTCGCGACTCAAAAAACTCTTTCCAAAAGGAGCTAAAGTAGTATTAGTGAATGATGAATTTGGCGAAGCTTGTCCTGAGAGTTTAGATGACCATTGGACATTGACATATAATCCTCTCTCAGATTTTATTCATCATGACCCACTTGGAATGTTATTGGTTTCGATTCAAGAAATTACTAATGATTTGATTTCACTCATTCTTCAGACAATTGAGCATGGAATAGGTCAAACATTCGCTGACCCTGGAGTATTGAATTTCCCTGCATATAGAAATATGGAAGCTGTTCCGGGTGGAATATATGAAGCCATACCGAAATCTGGTAAGGGATTAGGTGATGCATTCTATGAAGCTCGAACTGCTACATTGTCACCTGAAGTCATGCCTTTTGCGACTAATATACAGAGCCTCGCACAATTAGTTTCAGGGGCTTTACCATCACTTTTCGGAGGCGCCTTACAAGGAAGTGAAACAGCGTCACAGTATTCAATGAGTCGAGCACAGGCGCTTCAGCGCCTTCAGAATGTTTGGAAAATATTTACTATTTGGTGGAAACAGATATTTGGTAAGGCTATTCCATTATTCATTAAATTAGTTCAGGATGACGAGCGCGATGTTCAAAGAAATCAGGATGGAAGTTTCATCAATGTATTTATTCGGAAAGCTGAACTTGAAGGAAAAATTGGAAAGATTGAATTAGAAGCAAATGAAAATCTTCCATTGACTTGGAGCCAAATTAAGGATGTGGTAGAGAAATTACTTCAGATTAATAGTCCTGAAATTATGGCAGTCTTAGGTTCACCAGAGAATTTACCTGCTATAAGGGATGCATTAGGACTTGTAGATTTCTATGTGCCTGGAGAAGATTCAGTTGAAAAGCAATATGATGAAATTAAAATTCTATTGAACTCTGAACCGTCTCCATCGATGGATGGGCAAGAGACTCCATCAGTGGAGGTAGACCCAATTTTTGATAATAATCAAATTGAATTTGAAATTGTAAGAAAATGGGTCACATCTGAGGCTGGTAGACAAGCTAAGATTGATAATCCTAATGGATATAGGAATGTGTTATTACATGGAAAAATGCATCAGATGGCTATGCAGCCACCACCACAACAGACTGGACAAGCACCAGAAGAAAAACCTAATGCTCTTGAAATGCAGTCTACACCAATCCAAGGTGAAGGTAACGTAGCAACTGTTCAATAAATAGTATGACAAAATTTTATACTTGTAGTAAATGTAAAGAAAGTAATTTATTATCAGATGAAATGAGATGGTCGCCTCGACCTAGTTGGTGTAAAAAATGTCACAGTAAATATAGAACTGAATGGTATAGAGAACTTAAAAAAACCGAAAGTGGTAGAAAGCGATATAAAAATCAGATTTTTAAGACTAGATATAATATAACATATGAAGAATTTGAATCAATATTGGAAAATCAAAATAATATTTGTTTAATTTGTTGTCATGAATTTAATGAAATAAATAAGCCTCATATAGACCATGACCATAAAACTAAGAAAGTTCGTGGAATATTATGTAAGAAGTGTAATTTAGCGATAGCATACTTACATGAAGATGAAGATATAATTTGGAATATGCTTGAATATTTGAAAAAGACAACTTGGTGTGTAAAACAAGGTGAAAGCAATGTCACTACTATTCAATAGTGAGCCATTTTTCAAATCTGAAACTATTATTCCTTCTACTGATAGTGGAAGTAAGGAGGATATGATTCAGTTTATGGGAGAGGATGACGATAAAGAAGTCATTAAATTAGATGAACCTAAAGAAAAGGATAGAACTGAGCATAAAACAGAAGATGTTGATAAAAAAATTAGCGAAGAAAGGCAAGATGATAGAGGAAAAGAAAAAGAAGAGAAAGAAGATGATGAACTAAAAGAACTCGAACAGGAGTTAGAAGAGCCTGATGAGGAAAAGTTAGAGCTAGTAACACCTGTCCCGAGAAGAGAGATACTTGCAAAATATCCAAATATTTTTAAGGATTTTCCTTATTTAGAGAAGGCTTATTATAGAGAACAACAATTTACTGAGCTATTGCCAACTATTGAAGATGCTAAGGCTGCTGTTGAAAAATCTGAGATATTGGACCGCTTTGAGTCAGATGTAATGAGTGGAAATGTCGAGACTATTCTAAAGACTGTTAAAGAAACAGACCCACGCGCGTTTCATAAGATAGTAGATAATTATATTACCACTCTAGGTAAAGTTGATGAACAAGCCTACTATCATGTGTTAGGGAATATTTCTAAACATACAATAATGGCAATGGTTCGGGAAGGAAATAGAAGTAATAATGACCTTCTCAAACAAGCTGCTCAAGTTTTGAATCAATTTATATTTGGTTCATCAGATTTCCAACCACCTTCGGTGCTATCGCGTGATGAAAGACCTGAAGATAATACTAGAGAAAAACAAATTCAAGAACGTGAGCGTCTTTTTACTGAAAGACAGTTTGAGTCAACACGAGGAGATTTAAATACTCGTGTGAATAATGTATTGAAATCAACTATAGATGCGAATATTGACCCTAAACAGTCTATGACTGATTATGTAAGAAGAAATGCCTCTCGGGACGCGATTGATTCTCTTGAATCTCTTATATCTCAGGATTCAAGATTCAGAGTTCTTATAGACAAGTTATGGGAAAAAGCATTTGAAGATGGATTTAATCATCAATCAGTAGATAGAATTCGTTCTGCTTATATCTCTAAGGCTAAAACACTGTTGCCTTCAGTCATTAAAAAGGCCCGAATTGAAGCTTTAAGAGGTATGGGTAAACGGACTTCAGATGATGACTCTGAATCTGAAAACAAGGGTCCAATTGCTCCAGGTAAGCCACGTTCATCGTCGTCAAATAAAGTAACTTCTCCGAAAGAAATTCCAAAAGGAATGAGAACGCTTGATTTCCTTATGCAAGACTAACTATGTCTAAATCAATCAAAGAAATTGCTTATGTTGCAGGCATTTTAGAAGGTGAAGGCACCTTCTGTTTGAACAATAATAGTCCAAGACTTGCAATTGCAATGACTGATTTAGATGTAGTTGAACACGTGAGAGATATTATGGATAGGACTAAAATAATAAGCTCTCATAGTGAAGGTGTTAGTTCTGATGGTTATGAAAGAAAACCTCGATATACTTTTACTCTTATTGGTAATATTGCTATTCAATGGATGATGACTGTTTATCCATTGATGGGGTTACGCCGTAAGAGTAAAATTCGAGAGTTAATTCATCATTGGAAGAATCATGAGAAAGCAAAGTATCGAAAAAACGATGATGAAAGAACTAGAATCATCAGAAATATGATGAAACTTGGAATTTCTCAGGAACAAGCTGAAATTAAATTCCTGGAAATTCTAAATTCAAAGTCCTAGAGAGGGTATTAAAATGGCTGTTGCAGAAACTCAAATTGCTGCCTTGGAATTAGAACGTGTCATACCCAAAGTAAGGGTTCTTTTTGAGCGCGATGACAAATTCTATGCTAACATCAAGAAACGAGATGTAGAAAAGATTTCCAACAGACAGATGAGAATTCCACTTGAATTAAGACCTGGTGGGTCATTCCAATATTTTAATGCTGATGGTGGTGATTTAGGTCGAGGTGGTGGGCCAAGTTTTGATAAGGCTGTTGTATCATGTGTATTCGTATCAGAGAATATTGAATACACAAAACTTGCTCAATGGGCAACAGATGATGAGAGAAAAGCGGTTACTAACAGTGTAAGGAGATTGACGGCGACAGCACTCGATGAAATGCGTCGTCAACTTGATGCACAGATGATGCAACAGGGGGATGGAGTCGTAGGGGTTATTAGTGCAGTATCTACATCAGCAGGTGTCGATACTTATACACTTGGAACAGATGGATTTGGGGCCAGATTGGTAAGATATGGCCAAACTGTTCAGGTATTC